AGTGGTCAGGAACCATGCGTTCGTGTCGGTTAAGAAGTGGTTAACGGTGTAACCTTCAGGGATCGAGCCGTTGTTCTTCAACGCGTTGATGTCATTGTCGTTGGTACCAACACGCAACTCGGTTTCGAGCAGACGGGTTGCAACGAACATCAAAGCAGGAGGAACAATCAACTTACGGGGTTTAGCAGCAATGAGCAAACTACGTTCATCGGTCCATGCTGCGATCTGAATCACAGCGTTTTCCAACGACGTTTCGTTCAAGTCCACGCCCGTTGCGGTCGTGTTGCTGTTAACACCGCCAGACACCAGAGGATGAGCCGTCGAGAACAGGGTCTGACCATCACCATAGGTGTAGGTCGAATTCCAACCGTTGTTCAACACAGCAGCAGCTTTAACCTGCTTGGTGTAAGCCATAGCGCGAGCAAGTGCCTTGGTGTAACGAGCAGACAAGCTGTCGTACAGGTTATCTTCAATCGCTTCTTCAGTGATCGAAAACCCAAGCGCAATGGTCTCGTGCGTATAGCGTGCGGTCCAAGCTTCCTGCGCATTGTCATAAGCAATCGCAGCGCCTTCGTTCTTCACCGGAGCGGCGGAGAAGCCAGACAGCTTGGTTTCCTCTTCAAACGAACGCTCAGAGGTCTCGGTTTCGTAGATCTCTTTGTGCTCTTCGCCATACTTCGCATACTCCAAACCGAACAGTGCGTTCAAGCCGGGGAGAAGCTCTTTCAATAGTTGTGCGCGTGAAATAGCCATTTCTTACTCCCTATTACAGTCCGGTTGGGTTGTAGTAAGCATGACCACCAAGGAAGGTAGAACCGCTAATGTTCGGCATATTGAACTTAACGATAGCTTCCGGGTAGTAAACAGTGCCACTAGAGGTAAACGCCGTATCCGGCACCAAGTCAACAATACGCAAGGGCAACGAAGCCGTTACGTCAGCGGAACTCAACAGGATAGCCTGCTGTGAATCGCCAGTTGTGGTGTTGAGGGTGTTAGCCACCAAAGCCACGTTGTTGTTTACGTTGGTGTAGGTAAGGCCCGTGGATGTCGAAACAACCGTGGTGCCAGTCACTACGGCAACTTGGAACAACTGATCAGGATCTTCGCAGACATAAGCATAGATAAAGGTGTTTGCCTTTACCGAAGTGCCGCTTGTCCACGATTGCGACCATGTGGGTTGTCCGGTTACGGATGAAACAAACTGACAGCCTAGAAAGACGCCAGCAAAGCCTGTTGCAGGGGCAGCGGTCGTGGAGGTCGAAACTGCAATAGTGCCATCGTTAACAAAGATAACGGGGTCACCGAAACCAATGCTAGCAGCACCAGATGCAATACGACGCTGACGAGTTGCTCCGGCAAAGACCTGACCGCCAATCAGATTGATTGGTTTCAAGCCATAAGGCTTGTCGATAGTCGGGTAAGCCATTTGGATTTACTCCTACGATTGTTGATTACCGCGTCCGAATGTCACCGAGGATTTACGCTCAGAAAACAGCGGCATCCTTGGATCGTTCTCGCGCATGAATGAGTTATCGACAGAACGCATTTGGGCTTCGGACTGCGCTTGATAGTACGCATTACGTTGCTCAACGAGTTCTACCGGGGTTTTGCAAAGCATCAAACCACCCACAACAATGTTGTCTTTATAACGAGCGTTGTCATTATCAAGATAACCAGAGATTTCAGGATGATCTTCAGCCTTTACAGGCTCCCAGCCTTCACGAAGTTTGGTAGACACATTACGTGGGTCAGATTGACCCATCATAGAAACACGAACCCACCGATACTTGTATCCCGGTTCAGGTGCAGGATCAGGCAGCAACGTGGGAGGTGCCCAAGTGCGAGGACGCTCTTGCTTTTCACGGGTGTTTGCTTCACGGTTTGTACGATTCTCAGCCATTTTGTGTCATTCCTTCCGCCACTTTACGGGCGTACAGTTCAAGAGGGATTTTCAACTTCTTAGCAAGTGCCACCTGGGTCTGTGTCAGCGTGATTTTTTTGGGTGCAACGCTGCGAGATGCCGGTGCTACAACATTACTGCTCGTCCGTTTGGGTTTTTCCTCTTTCTGTGCGTCCTCAAAGTTTTCGGGAAATTTCTCACGAACACGAGAATTAACGCGTTCGTAATAGTCGTCCGAAGTTGGATCAACCCCATTTTTGACCAATTTTTCATGCAGCCCCAGAGCAAAGCTGGTCATTTCCTCATCAACCCCAAACCACTGATTATCTTTACGCCATGCAAGCGCTTTGGGGTCTGGTTGAGGCTCTGGAGCGAGTTGTGGCTGTATGTTTACAGGATTTTGTCGCGTTTGTAAAGTTTGCGGTTTGAATGTATTAAGCCGGTCAAGCTTTAACTTTGCTGTTGTTAATGCTTCTTGAGCAGCTAAAATCTGATCGGCATCAAAAGACTCATAGGCTTCTTTATATTTTTTACGCGCTTGTTCTAATTCAAGCTCCGCCGTATTTTTAGCGGCTTTAACTAAAACATCCGTGTTCTGCCCAAGATTTTGCCGTAGCTTAGCGTTCTCATCGATAACTTGTTGAGCAAACCTTAAAGCTTCTTCCCGCTCTCGCAGCGCAGCTTCTTTAGCACGTCGTTCATCGTGGTACCCGTGGGTGATCTTTTTGATCCGCTTTTGCACGCTTTCGTCGTATTTAGCAAGATCATCGTCGGATACTTCGTTAACAGGTTCTTCTAAAGGTTTGCGCCCTTTATCTTCAGGAGGTGTGTCATCAACGACTTCAATCTCAATGTCGGTTTCTTCCTTAGCCTTTACCTCTTTTTTAGGCTCATCCTGTACTTCATCAGGAAACTTAAACTCTGCTTTATCCATGGTTCACCTCACCCTGCACGTCGAATGCCGCGTGGATCTTCAACCACCGCTTCAACGGAATCATCGTTAATCAAGCGAAACTCCCGATCATGAATCATGATGCGGGTACCTGTGTTGGCCCTAACCAAGATGAAATCGCCTTCCTTACACCACGGCCCTGTGGGGAACCGAGAAGGGTCGGCATAAGCAAGCTCACCTAACTTCACCACAAACAGCACATTGGTCAACAACTCCTCGTGCTTGATGGTGACATCTGCTTTAACAATCCCGCTGTCAAACTTTTCTTCGTAGTTAGGAATCGTGCACAGAATCTTGTAGCCTCTCGGCATCGGCAATTGTTTTGCCTTCTGTTGCACGTCCTCGATAACAGCTTGTGCTGTATCAATCATTTTCAAATTCCTCATAACGTTGCACAAGGTCTTGTACCTCCATCTTTGCGCGTCGCAGACCCTGGATTACGCCGCACAAATGCTTATATTCCGCAAAATCTTTACACCCACCATCAATCATGGAGTCACTCACTTCTCGCTCACGCTCTTTGAGCTTATTAAATAAATGGTCGAGCATCTGCCGCTCATAAGTCATCATCTACCCCGCTTCATCTGTGACTTCATCAAGTCAGCCTGTATCTTGCGTTCGTTCTGTTGGTTCTGATTCTGAAGCTTGATACCTTCTTTCTGCGCATCGACGGCTATGCGCTGCTGCTCAACTTGAAGTCTTTGCGCTGCAATCTGCGCATCAATAGCGTCTTTCTGTGCCTTGCGCTGCTGCTCCATACCCTTGATCTGCAACTCCTGCTGCTGCATCTGAACAAGTGGGTCTGCTGCCATCTGCTGTGCTTGTTGCTGTGCAGCTTGTGCTTGATGGATCTGCAACACTTGCTGGGCTGCTTCTGCTACGTACTTAGCCATAGCCAACTCTTCGGCTTCAGAGATCTTCTGCTCAGGTCCGGGTAACGGTGCGCCCACACGCTGTTCAACTTCCTGACGGTAGGCATAACCCAAGTGCTCAGCGACGTGCGCCATCATAGAAGACTGAATCTGTTGCGCCAGTGGGTTCTGCCCAATCGTCCCCATGATCTTGGGATCTTGTAAGAACGTCATATGGGTTGTGATGTGCGCTTGGTGGTCCTGATAAATAAAGGCTTTAAGCGGCGTACCCTTTAAGACATTCATGTTCTCAGTCACAGGATCTTTGGGTGTCTGATCGTCTGGCAGGGGGACAAGTTTGTCTGCGTTGGGGATACCAAGCACATCAAGCATCTGTCTATGTAGGCGAGGCAGGTCATATAACTGCGGTGCACCCTGAGCTAACTGCAATGCTGCCTGATATTGCACAACCCGCTGAGCCATTGTCGAGGCGTTGGGGTCAGACACCGGAATTACTTCAACAATGTCATAGTCCTCAGCCTTAACTTGCGGGGTGCCATCTTGCGGGACGTAGCTGTAATCGGGCGATGTGTAATCACGGATAATTTCTTTAAGGAGCTTGAACTCCTCTTTCATCGCCGCATGGATGCGAGCCTGTACAGCTCCCATCGTTTTTAACTGCCGCTCAAGCAGTGCCAGCGTCGTACCCACCGGAGCCTGACTCGACATATCGCTGATCTTCATATCAGCCATACCACTTAGACGGCGAGCTTCTTCGGTGATCTGGTTAAGTAGGGCGAGGAGAACTTGGCTGGGTTCTTTATAAGGCAGCGGCAGGATGTTGTCCCTGATCGCACCCCCCGGCACATCCACATCACGCCATTCACCCGGAGCAATCGGTGTGTCGTCACCCTTGATACGCAACCCTCTGGATTTCAACCCACCGGGAAGATTCGATAGCGAGCCTGCATCCACAAGCTGACGGATCAGCATCGTGCCTGCTGTGGCGTAGCCACCAATAATATGAATTAACCCAAAGCCATAAGCACCAAAGCCAGGGATGTATATATAGTGTACGAAGTGCTGACGAGCACGTTTCTGGGGGTCATCCTCGCGGTAGTTGCGTCGAATGGCGAGAACTTTGTTAGTGCCTTTATCAATCGTAATGACGTACGGTACCGGTAACTCTTCCTCATATCCCGGCAAGTCATACTCGATGTGCACTTCGCAGATCTGATACCGCTCATCTTTTGTCGGCTGCTGACCTTCTTTCTGCGCCTTGGCTTTCTCAATATCTGTCTGCGATGGGTCAGGCTCACCTAACTCCACGTCACGATAAAACCCACTGGCCTGCAACCGCTTGATGTCATTCTTGGTCTTACGCATCATGTGCGTCAGACGATCCGTGCGCCTAATATTAGTTACCCCATAAGGCAGGATCACATCTTCAGCAGGCACATAGAATGAGACTTGCCGCTCTAACGAGGGGTCGTAGTAAACCTTTTTAAATGATGAACCCGCCAGCGCCACACCCCACAACGCCCGTTCATGCTCTGAGCGATACTCAGGCATCTTGTCTGTAAGCTGGTAGTTCATATCTGACTGCACACGCTTGGCAGCTTCTTCTACCTTGGGGTTCCACGCTCCGATAATATTAGTCTTGACAGGCCCAGCCGCAGGGAAAGTCTCCATAATGGACTCGCTCTGGAAGCGAATCGCTGATTCAGTAAGTAATGTGGAGAACACACCACAGGCACCATCCCAAGGCTCGGTCACCTCGTCATAGCGCAGCCCCAGTACATCCAAACCTTTGACGTAGGTATCAACCCAATCCTTGCGTGAGTTGATGTCAGCCTCGATCAACTCCATAATGTCCGAAGCAATCTTCTGCAACTCCGCTTCTTGCATAAACTCTGCAAGGTTGGCGTCAAACGTATCTTCTGTGGGTTCTTCAGGCGTTAGTTCAATCTCCACCCCGCCGATACCCACGCTAACGCTTTCAGGGTCTTCAATTTCAATCTCAATCGGCGCTTCTTGCTGCGCAAGCATCTCAATACCTTGAGGCATCTCGTATAGTGGT